TCGGCGCTGTTGGCAAAGGTGGCAAAGGCGGCGGCTTCGGAATTGGTGACATCTTTTCCGGCATCGGCAACTTTTTCGGCGGCTTCCGTGAGCGCGGGGGGCCTACAGCCGCGGGGATGGCGTATCTCGTCGGTGAGGGCGGTCCAGAGCTTTTCGTGCCCGACACGTCCGGTAGCATCTTGCCGAATGATCGCATTGGCGGCGATACAAACGTCACCGTTTACACTCCCGACGCCAATAGCTTCATGGCTTCGCGGCGGCAAGTCGCGCGGGCCGCAAAGCGCTCACTCGCGTTCGGGAGCGCGTGATGGCTCGTTTCGTTGATAAATATCTGAGTGCACGGATACAGGGATATCCCGTCGAGGTCGCACCGAATTTCTCGACGCAGATCGTCCGTGTTGACAGCGGCGCCGAGCAGGCTAATCGCCGCTGGCAGGATGCACTTCGCGACATCTCAATTCCCAACGGTGTTCGCGACGTCGCAACATTCGAAGCGCTTAAGCTACACTGGCTGTCGATGGGCGGTCCGGCTCATACTTGGCCCTGGCGCGATCCGCTCGATTTCGCCACGGCCGAACTCGCGCAGCCGAACACTGCGCCAGCGACGACACGCACCGACACGCGTTTCGGAGTCGGTGACGGAGTGACGCTCGAGTTTCAACTCAAAAAACGATACGAGCTCGGAAGCCCGTCGACTCCTTACGATCGCGTGATTAATCTCCCGATCGTATCGACTGTTGAGATCGGGATTGACGGTGTTGACCCCACTGCGCTCAGCCCGGCGATCACATGGACGGTGACACGACTCGGCGGCGTCGTGACGTTCTCGTCGGCGCCTGCTAACGGCGCGGTGCTGACATGGGGCGGCCTCTTTGATCTGCCCGTTCGCTTCGCCGACGACGAGACGTTCCGCGGTGTAATGCGAACGTTTAGTGTCAGTGGTTTCGCCGACGTTCCACTCACGGAAACAAGATGGTGTGAGGACTGACATGTTTCGCAATGGCGACAACGCGGCGATTTACGGCACGGGCGCGACCGGCCGAACGAACATGTTACGCGGGGTGTATGCAGAAATTGCTGCTGCCTTAGGTCCGTCAACCGCAAACCCTCGAGGTTTGGGAACGCATCATCTGCGCTCGGAAGGGACGTCAGGCACAGATGCCAATCACGCGTTTCGAATCGTTATGGAATCTAACGAAACCGAATTTGGCATTGGTGCGGCCTTCTATTTGAGCTTGCTGCCGACGGACAACAATGAAACAGCGCTCATTAGTGTGCGGGACACGGGCAACACCGCACAGTGTACGCTCAGCGTCGGCACGACGGGAACGCTGCGGCTGCACACAGGCACGCTTGGCGGCGCCGTCGTCGCGGAATCTGGCGTCGTCTTGACGGCCGGATCGTACTTTCATGTTGAGGCGCGCTTCACAATTGGTGACAGTGGCGCGTGCGAGGTCCGAGTAAACGGCGCTACGGTGCTGGATGTGTCCGGTGTGGACACGCAAGGCAGCGCGAACGCCGGCGCCGAGCAGTTTACATTAGGCAAGATCATTTCACCGCAGGCCGTCGTGCTCGATATCGCGGACTGGTTCTGGTGGGATGCATCCGGACCAGTAGACAACGATTTTCTCGGCGACATGCAGGGCATTACGTTGATTCCTGCCGCCGACGACACACCGTCGGACTGGACTCGCAACACAGGCGCTAACGATTACGAGGCGATCGACGACGTCACGCCTGACGACGACACAACCTATGTAGAAGCTGCAGCTGCGTCGGATGTCTCAGTTTACGGCCTGACTGACCTGCCTGCGTCTGTTACCGATGTGATCGCGCTTATATCGAGGCCGCTGCTTCGCAAGACCGACGCGGGGGCGGGAAGCGCCATGGTCTCCGTTATTTCAACTGAGGCAAGCCCCGAAACACAATCGGACGGCGCCGATCGCGCGCTTAACGAAACCTATATCTATTACTCGGATTTGCACACGGTCGATCCTGCCACTGGCGTCCGCTGGACGCCTGCCGCTGTCAACGCGGCTAAGCTGCGGCTAGAGCGGACTGCCTAATGGCGGACACACGCGGCACACAAGCGCCGGTCATCGCGTTTGCGACGCGCGACGCGACGGAAGCCGCGCGGGCAACTCAAACAGCGGTTGTTGCGTTCGTACAGTTTCCGGCTGACGGCGTGAGGGCGACTCAAACTCCAATCGTTGCGTTCGTAAAGCCGTTGCGAGCCCCGTGTCTCACGACAGACGTTATTCTGTGGCGGATCGAACGCAGCGACGGTGTTATCTACGGTTTCACGTCGCATGACCGCTCGATCTCGCATGCTGGAGAAACGTATACGCCGTGCGACTCGCTGACATTGTCGGCGCTCCAGCTGAGTGCGGAGATTGGCGCGACCGACAATGTCGACATTACTGGGCTCATATCGACCGCTAGAATCAGCGAGTCGGATTTATGGGCAGGGAAGTTTGACGGCGCCGAAGTGCAACTTTGGCGCTACGCATGGGGGGGCGAACGTCCCCCAAAACTGATCCTTTCGGGACAGTGCGGTGCGCTGCAGTTCGACGATACAAGTTACAAATTCGAGATCGTCACCGCCGCAGAACGCTTACAGCAGCGACCCCTGCTCGATGTAGTCACGCCGCTTTGCAGGTGGAAACCTGGCGACGCGCGCTGCACAGTAGATTTCGCTGCGCTCGCAGTGACCGGAACAGTTACACACGTTTCAGAGCCAAATCTGTTGACGCAGGCGCGCCGGCGGATTTTCCGCGACAACTTGCGAGGGGAAGCTGCAGCGTTTTTCACGCTTGGAAAACTGACGTGGACGAGCGGCGACAATTCCGGGCTCACAATCGATGTCCGCCAACACTCCGCGGACGGAACATTTGTATTGGAACGACCTACTCAATTTCCGATTGAAACTGGAGATGGGTATAGCGTCCAGCCTGGCGACGATCAAACGCTTGCAACGTGCGTCGCTAAATTCAGCAATGGGGTAAACTTCGGCGGCTTCCCATATGTGAAAGGCGAAGACGACCTCAATCGCACGCCAGGTTCAACGTCATGACATTGCCGTTTGTCCCTCAGATTTTCGCGGCTGTGAAGTTTGTATTCACGTCGCAAAGCTTCGCGGCGTCTGCCATCCGATTCGTAGGCGCGACTTTGCTTAGTGTGGCGTTCGGCGGATCGAAGCAGCCGCGCTTAAGCGATCTCAAAATTCAGGTGTCAAGCTACGGCGTTCCGCTTCCTCGACTCTACGGGTCGAGCGTTCGCGTCGCCGGAAACGTGATCGACAAAAGCGACCTGATCCCGGTGAAACATAAGAAAGGGGGAATCGCCGGCTTTGGCGGCGTGAAATACTATACGTACGACGCGCACGCTGTCATCGCGATAGCAGCCAATCAAATGACGGCCGGCGGTCTCAAGCGCATCTTCGCAGACGGTAAGGTGATTTTCGATCGCGACAAGCAAGGGGCGACCGCCGGCTCTGCAACTGCTCAAGGCGGTGTGAAGTGGACACGCGGAAATAAAACGCATTCTCTTTTTCACGACGTGACGTTCTATCCGGGGTCACCGACGCAAGACGTCGACCCGTTCGTTGAATCAACGCTGCGCCCCGGTGAGGACGTTCCCGCGTACCGACACACATGCTACGTCGTCTTCAAGACGATATTCTGCAGCGATTTTTTCAATAGGATACCAAACCTCGAGTTTGAGATTGAGCCGCTGCTCACTGATCTCAGCGACATCGTCGAAGACATCGCCTCTTTCGCTGACGTAATCGTCAACGCCAATGCTCTTCGGGGAACGACCGTGCGCGGCTACATCGCCGCGCAGGACGGGTCGGTTTGGTCGGCTATAGAGCCGCTGGCCGGGACCTACAGTTTCGATCTGATCGCCTACGCCGTGGGATTTCGTGCTGTCCCCAGGGGGAGATACATGCGCACGATTATTGGTGAGGGCGATCTCGCCGCCGCACCCGTCGGCGGCCAAATCACGCGGACGAAAAACGTTGAGAGTGACGACACTCTGTCTTATCCGGATGAGGTCACCGTCACCTGTCTTGATGTCGAACGCGATTATCAGACTAACTCACAAACCGTGAGACGCAATCAGGGCGTGGCCAAAAACAAAATCAACGTTGAGATTCCGATCGTCTTGACCGCCGACGAAGCACGTCAGTTGGCACACAAGACGCTTTATCAGTCCATCGCAGCAGCGACTGAGATAAGCGTTTCCGTTTCGAAGCGTCACGATTGGCTGCAGGCCGGAGATATCATCGGACTGCCGGTCGGCGACGTCGTCGAGCCTTTCAGACTGTCAACAGTTACGGAAAGTCCCAACGGCTCGATCGAACTTCGCGGCGTGCTGGAAGACGTGTCGGCCTACACAAGCATTCTAGTTGGCGCCATAGGCGACTTTCCGGGGCAGGAAGTCGTGCTCGTCGGCGACACAATTTTTCAGCCTATTGATGCTTCGATTGTCGACGACGAGCACGACGATGCTGGTTTTTACGTCGCGTTCGCAGGGTCGGAGGGAGGCTGGCGCGGGGCAGTTCTTAGTCGTGCACTCGGCGTCGGGTCGCCTCTTACATACACCTATGTCGCCGACTATGAGTATCAAGGAGATGGCCCGACCATCGCTGACTGCACGACAACTCTTGGTGACGGCCCAACGGACGTATGGGACCGCGTTTCAACTTTGACAATTGATGTGCTCGGCGGCGCCCCGCCGACAAGTTCGAGTGAAGAAAACGTGCTGCTCCTTGGCGTCAACCGCGCATGGATCGGCGGGGCTGACGGACAGGACGGTGAATATATACACTATGCGACGGTAACGCCAACAGGGTCACCAACTCAATACGTGTTGAGTAATCTGCTGCGCGGGCGAAACGGAACCGAATTTGCAACTGGCGCTCATGGCGCAAGTGAGCGCTGTGTGCTGTTTGTCGCCGACGCTCCCGACCGTGCCGACTTCGGAGTTGGCGACTGGAATCTGCCGCGTACCTATAAGGCGACGTCGATACTGTCGGATGAAGACGACACGACGCCCGACGAATTTACGAGTACCGGCGAATCTAAGCGCCCGCTGTCTCCGGTGCATTTGTCTGGCAGTCGAGACGCGTCGAACAACCTCACAATTAAATGTGTTCGTCGCACGCGACTTGAAACGCCGACACTCGGCGCTGGGCCGGTGCCGCTAGGTGAAACGAGCGAGGCTTACGAATTCGACATTCTAGACGGCGCCTCCCCTGCCGCGGTGCTCCGCACACTGATCGTCACAAGTCCGACGGCCGTCTACACTGCCGCACAGCAGACTGCGGACGGCCTCACGCCCGGTGACCCGGTTTCACTGCGCGTCTATCAAATCAGCGATGTGCGTGGGCGAGGGCGACCGCTGGAGGGGATTGTGTAATGCAAACCAGGCGGCAAAGCCTCATTGAGACAACGACGAACATGATTGTCGGATTGGCGGTGAACGGATGCCTAAACGTCGCGCTCGTTTGGATGCTTGGGGTGCGCGGGGTAGCAATACTCGGCGTCGCCAGTGGGGTCAGCGCGATATTCCTACTCGCGTCGTTCGCGCGGACATACATACTCCGCCGCGTGTTCAATCGTCTTTTTTCACCGGACTCCGATGGGCGCTGACTATATGCGCGACCCTTTACACAGCACTCGCAATATGGTTAACATAGTAACATGACCACGACGCCCGACCTTGGAATCCCGGAGCTCGCGCAATCCCAAGCGCTCCCGGAGATTACGCACAATGAAGCTCTCGTGCTCGTCCAGGCACTGTTGAACGGCGTTATCGATAAGGACTTATCGACGCCGCCGGTGTCACCGACCGAGGGTGACAGTTACATTGTCAACGCAGGTGGGGGCTCGCCCGCCGCCAGCGGCGCATGGGTTGGCCGCGATAACTCTATTGCGATTTTCTGGGCAGGCTCTTGGCGATTTGTACCAGGCGTTAATGACGCCGGCACGCCAATTACGATGTCTGCGCGGCAGGAAGGCTTGCGCGTGTACGTGCGCGATGAAGACGCGCTTTACATCTGGACAGGTTCGCCACTCGCTTGGACGATTTTATCCGCAGGCGGCGTCAGCGATGGCGACAAGGGCGACGTGACCGTCAGCGGCGGCGGCACTGTGTGGACGGTCGACGAGCTTGCGGGAGTCCTCACCAAGACAAACATCTTGTGGGAGCCCGACGCGATCACGCTGACGGGCACGACGCTGGATCTGTCGGGGCGCGCCGGCGACTTCATCGCCCTGACGTTCGACAGCAACGACATCGCGGCCGTCACGCTCGACGAGGGCGACGAGGTCACGCTGGTCGCGCAGGACGCCGGCGTGATCGAGTTCGACGGTTCGGCGCTCATCACGCCGACCGGCGACGACCTCATCATCACGGCCGGCCAGGTGATCGTGCTGCGGGGAACGCCTGCTGGCGTTATCGTCGTTAATGACAACTTCGCGTGGCACGTAGAGAGCGGAACCTGGACGCCCGAACTGACGTTCGCCACGCCGGGCGACTTGTCCGGCGCTTACAGCATTCAGAACGCTGACTACGTAATCAACGGTAAGGTCATTAACGGCCGCTTTGATGCGCGCCGAACCATGACCTATGGTTCTGCGTCTGGGCAGCTACTAGCTACCGGCTTTCCGGTCGCCAATGGGTACGCCAACGTCGTCTGGGTAGCGGCCGGGGTCGGACAAGGCATCACAATGGACGCAGCGCGCGTTTTAGCTGACGTCTTGTTAGGCATTTCGCCCGCGGGCACTTCGGCGTTAATTTACTACAACTTCTCGACTGCGGGCGGCGTGTCCGGCTTTGATGTGATCAACGCATCCCCGGAAATACCTACGGGCTCGGTCGTCAGAGTGAGCTGCGCGTTTACGTGGGAGACACCGTGATGTTGATAGGCTCCGGCCTCGGCCGCAGGATGAAAGTTGTCGCGGATGACAATGGCGTGGTTCTGCGCATTCGGTGCCGTCGTAGCCGTAGGCACTACCATGTAATCCGGGTGTATCCCGACGATGACGTTACAAAGCGCCTCGCCGCACAGGTCATCCCGGACTCCGACTGGAAGCCGTCCGACGAGTTCATGGACGGCGTGTCGGTGGGCGACGTGATCGAGGGCTACGTGCTCACCGAGCGGACGCCCGAGCGGCTAAAGCAGTGGCGTATTAACAAGGAAAGGACCGAAAATGTTGAAAGGTTATAAAACGTTCGCCGTCGCTGGGGTTCTGGCCGTACTCGGCGCACTGGAAACTCTGCAGTGGACGGACATCCTGTCCGAACAGACTGCGGGGCTGGTCGTCGTCGGGATCGCCGCGCTCATGGCGGCGTTGCGAACTTTCACGACAACTAAGCCCGGTGCAAGCGAATGAGACGGATAATCGCGACCTTGTTCGCTACACTCGTGCTGTCGGCCCTTCCGGCCTGCGCGTCTCTCCGCGATTATCGGCCTGAATCGCCTCGCGAAGCGCTAGCTTCGGCCGAAGTAATGCTCGCAGGAGCTATCACGGCGGCGACACAGTTGCGTAACGCCGGCATGTTGACTCAAACGGAGGCGGTGCAGGTCGGCTATGCACTGCAGCACGCTAATACGGCGCTCGGTAAGGCGCAGGCGGTTTTGTTTACCGCGGAGAGCGGAGCTGCGGAAATCAGAGAGGCGCAAGCGCAGATTCGTGCGGCGGTCGACATACTTTCAAATCTTGCCGTCATCCTGCGTGGAGCGGCAGAACAAGCCGGTGCGGCGCCGCCGCTTCGCGCCCTGGAGGTTCAATGATGGACAAGATTCTAAAGTTAATTCTGCTCGCCGAACAACTGCTCGACACTGCGATCAAGACCAGCGTAGCACTCAAAGCACTGCATCCCAATGTATCTGACGCGGAGCTACTCGACCTGCGTCAGCGCAACGAGGCAGCGTTGAAACAATATCTGGAAACGCTGTGAGCGAGGATCGCGAAGCGCAGACAGACTGGTCCCGTCGTAAAAAGCGTTTCTATCGCGAGGCTGTGATGGAAACGCTTGAGACGCTCGGCTTTGACGTCGCGGACGTGAACGAAATACAGCAGGACATTCTGTTCCTCCGGAGGCTACGCAAAGCTAGTGATGCTGCGGGGGCTCGTACTGTGACAGCGATTGTCGGGCTTGTCTTTACGGCTGTCGGCGCGCTTCTAGTCATCGGCTTTCAAACATTTCTCAAGAGGTAATTAGTCCGCATGCTGACCGACAAACAGTCCCGTGCGCTGATTGCGTATGAGGAAGCCGTCGCCCGCGGCGATGAGTCGCCGATCGCTTCCGCTGCCCGCGTGTTGGCGTCACGCAAAGACGGCACGCCCGAGACGTGCCGCAAGCGCATCCATCAAGTGCTCGCCAAACGTGGCGAAACCGGCGTGGAGGTTGTCGACGCTGATAAAGATTGGACGCCGGCCGAAGCCGCCCGAGCGGATAAATGGGAGCGCAAGGCTCGCGATTTAAACCGCCAGCTTAAGCACGCTCTTGAGGCGCTCGACGAGGCCGAAAACGTCAGACGCGACGCGTTCGGCCTTGGGCCGGAATTCGTCAAGCCGTCTAAGTGGGAGCCGTTCAAGCTAGACAAATCCGGGCGTCGGGAGACGCCGCTACTGCTGACGAGCGACTTTCAGATCGGCGAAGTGGTGCGCGCCGGCGACACACCGAGCGGGAACGAATATAACATCGCGATATTCCGCAAGCGCTATCGCCGACTCATCGAGCGCGCAATTTCGCTTGTCAAAGAACATCACGGCGGCGCCGACCATTTCGTCTATCTCCGGGGGGGCGACACGATCTCGGGCGGCATCCACGATGAGCTCGCGGAGACCGATGAAGTTCCGCCGCCCGTGCAGGCGCGCATTGCAATCGAGGAAGAGAGCGCCGGCATTCTTCGATTGGCCGAGGAATTCGGCCGCGTCTATGTCTATTCCGTATGCGGAAATCACGATCGCATACACCCGAAACCCCGCGCCAAGCTCTACACCGACAATAGCTATGAAGTTCTGATACGCTATGGAATCGAGGCGCACTTCCAAAACGACAAGCGCGTGACATTCGCGGCGGACCCAAGCGGCGACCTGCTGTTCGACGTGCGGGGCTTCAAGTTCCTAATGACTCACGGTGACCGTATGGGTACGGGCGGCGGTCAGGGGTTCATTGGCCCTGTCGCGCCCATCACACGCGGCGTGCAGAAAATCATCGCGCAGTATGCCGGGCTCGGCGTGCAGATTGATTGCGTGCTCGGCGGCCACTATCATACAAGCGTCGAAACTCAACACTGTCTGTTCAATAACACACTCGTGGGCGACAGCGAGTACGCTCACGCCAAGATCCGCGCGCCGATCGCGCCGCCGTCTCAGACGCTATTTTTCGTGCACGATCGATACGGCCGAACCGCTACGCGCCGTATCTATCTCAACGGTCACCGCACAAGAGGGGCGACGCGCAATGTCGTTAAGTAAGAAGAGTTGGCGAGCGTGGCGCGACTGGTCCGTGCCCGGACGACTCAGCGAAGACGCGTTTGAAATGAGCTTTGCGAGAGAGGCAGCGAATGCCGGCGTCGGGTATATCGAATGGCACTCACCCGATCTCGTTGTCGAGCCGTCACCGTGGTGGATTCCAAGGAAACTGACGTTCGCCGAACGCGTCGAGGCCGAACTCAGTTCGGCTCGCGGAAAATTTCCGATGAATGAGATGCAACTTGCTGCGCTGGTCGAGGAAGTGGGCGAACTTGCCCAAGCGCTGATCGATCACTCGCGAGGCAAGACGACAGCCGAACACGTTTATGCTGAGGCGGTTCAAGTCGCGGCGATGGCGCAACGGATCGCCGAGGAAGGTTCCGGGGAGTTTCCCTATTCGACGCCCGGTCAGTCGTATATGGGCTCAATCGAATAGACCGCCGTTCCCGGCTTGCTCAAAGCGGCCGCACGGAAAACCGATGAGATCGCCGTCTCATAATTGTCGATCTTAACCAACGCCCGGCCGCGGCCGTTCGAATCTGTGGTCGCCGTAGTGCGACCGCTGACAAGCCATGCTGACGGGCGACGAAACAGCGGGATCACATTGCTCACTGCAGAGCCCTTCCCAATTCGCGGATTGCTTCCGGAATCTGATAGACGACCATAAGCGCGACGAGCATCGCGATGCCCGCGCCGAAGAGAGCTAGGCCGAGCTTGGATAAGCCGCGCATTCTAGCGCCCCATCCATTCGCGGCGGATGTGCTCGGGGACGTCGTCGCTTTTGGGCTGCTCCAGCACTGGCGCGTTGACACTCGGGCGCGTCATCTTGGCGTCGGCGGTGAGCCGGCCGAAGCTGCGGGCCTTGGGGCTGTTGCTGACTTGAAACATTTCGCTCTCCCTTGCTACCCTCAGAAAGTAGCAAGCCGCGCGGCGAAAGTCACGAGGGATCGTGGCGTACGGTTGCCGGCGAGTTAAAGCTCGGCCGAGCTTTATCGATTATCAACAAATGCCCCGCAGCGCCTCTAGGAAGCCCGCTG